AATGAAACAACAAGTCGTAAAAAAAGAAAACAAGCTTCCTTCAGTAATGAATGAGAAGGAACTTGAAACATTGTTAAACAAATCGTTTGACAATATAGATAGCACTACAGTGACAATGCCATTCTTTAGAATAGTAGCATTACAATCACCTGTATTGCAGCCTGGTAATCCTGCTTACAAGCAAGATGCAAAACCAGGAATGATATACAATACTGTCCAAGATGAATTTTATGATGGACAAAAGGGTATATTGGTAATCCCATCTTTACTTCAAATGTGGGATTTAGAATGGGAAGACAGAGGACAATCTAATAGACCTGTGGCAAGACATAGTCCTAGAGATAATATCTTGGCACAAACTGTAAAAGATGAAATGGGTAAGAATAGATTACCAAGTGGTAATTATATTGAAACTACGGCTCATCATTACGTTACTAGATTGGACGACAATATGAACCCAGTTGAGTCTGGCCTTATTACAATGTCTAGAACTCAATTGAAAAAATCTTCTAAATGGAATGCTGGTATCCTTATGAAATACCATACATTTGATAGTGGTAAGAAGATTCAATTGTCTAATCATGCACAAGTTTACCGAATAACAACTGCACTAGAAAAAAATAGTAAAGGTAACTGGTACGGTTGGGTAATAAACTTCGTAGGTGTTGCCAACTCAAACGCAAGTGTAGAGTCTCAAAAACTTAGAGATTCTATGATCGCTGAAAAGCGCGAGTTGAACCTAGAAGGGCTTGCAGAAAATGAAACGGTAGTAAACGGTGTAACAACCGCTGACTCGCAAGGTAATGAAAAAACTCCGTTTTAATTATGTATGCAAGTCGGTTTCTTGATATCTTTGATTGTCAAAGAGAGAATTATTACACTTTTGTTGAGGAGGGTAAGCGAGAGCGAGACTCCAAGACAGAAGGTAAATATGATCGTTATGAAGAAACCGTCACCGCTGAGATAATCGAGAAACATCTCAATGGTGTTATATCTGTGGGTCTTGTCCCTACTCGAAGGGATGGGACCTGCAGTTGGGGTGTGATTGATGTAGATGGCGCAATCTATCACAAAGATCCAGTTCCTGTTTTAAAAAAAATTAGAGAAAAAGGTTATCCATTAGTTCCCTATAGATCAAAAACTTCTGGCCTACATTTATACTTACATATTAAAGGAAGTGTCTTAGCAGCAGACATGCGTAAGAAGATACACGCGTTAGCCGCGGATTTAGGATTTGGTGGAACATTAGCAGATAAGTTTCCAAACGAAGATAAAATTACAATTAAAAAAGATGGAGAGTGGGGAGTAGGTAAATGTGTTAACATGCCTTATCATGGTGCTAATAAAGGTTACTGCACTAGATATTGCTTAACAGACAATGGAGAAGCAATACCTATTGAAAAGTTTTTTAATTACGTAGAAAAATTTAAAATTACACCAAAGCAGTTTGATGATTTAAAAATACAAACAGACACAACTAAAGATGAAGGTCCTGAACCTTTGTGGAATGAGTATCCACCATGCACACAAGCTTTTATAAAAAATAAAGTATCTGAGGGTCAAAGAAATAATGCATTGTTTAATCTTGCAGTGTTAGCTCATTTAAAAAATCCAGAAAAATTAAAAACAGAATTGTATGAGAGAAATAAAACTTGTATGAGTCCACCAGTTACAAAAGATACGGAATTAGATGCTATTGTAGATCAAATTGTAGAGAAAGAATATTTTTATCAGTGCGAAACTCCTATTGCTAAACAATATTGTAATAAAGAAGCATGTAGGAAAAGAAAGTTTGGTATTGGTCCAAATCAATATATACCAACGATTGATAGTTTTTTTAAACACAACACCTCACCACCTTATTATGTTTTAACTTTAGAGGGTAAACAAATACAATTATTAGGAAAACAAATAGTGCAGCAGCAATTACTAAAAGAAGAATTATTTGATCAAGCAGATATTGTTTGGCAAAACTTAAATAAAAGAGATTGGAATATGTTTTTAGTAAGTCTTAAAACTATGCAAAAAGAAGTAGATGATATGAAGCCTGGTGATGATGAGAAAGAAGACTTTAGTTATTACACAAGAATGTTTATATCAGAAACAGAACCAGGAGATGACATGTCTCAATTACAAGCTGGATATATAATTAAAGATGAAGAGTTTGTTTATTTTAATTTACATACATTTAAAGATTTCTTAAATAAGAAAAAAGGTAAGAAGAGCAATCAAGAGGTTATCAGATATTTAAAAAATGGTGGTGCTACCTCTACGACAAAAGCTAACCATAGGGTTTGGCAAATCAAACTTCCAGAGAAGATTGATATCAAACCAAAAAAAGTAGACTTTAAATCGAAGAGGAAAAATGAAGAAGCTCCATTCTAAAACTATAAAAATCTTTGGCCCACCTGGTACAGGTAAAACTACAAAGTTATTAAGTAGAGTTGAAAAATATTTAGAACGAGGTGTCAAACCAAATGAAGTTGCTTATTTTTCTTTTACACGTAAAGCAGTTAAAGAAGCTGTAGAAAGATTTAAATTTAAATTTCCATTTATCAAAGACGAAGATCTTAACAATGTAAGAACTATTCATAGTTTCTGTAGACAAAGTTTTAGAGAAATACCTGTAATGGATGATGATGGAGACATGAGAGAGTTTGAAGGAGGTATGGGTAATATTAGTTTAGAATATGATGATAGTTACAGCGATATTAGAATAAGAAAAAACTGGCCACTTAGAATTTATGACAAAGCTAGAAATATGATGATTGATCCTATTCTTGCTTATCGAAGAGAACGAGTTAAAAAAGTAAGTTTAGATAAATATATTAATACAATCAAATCCTATGAAGAATTTAAACAACAACACCGTGTTGATTTTACTGATATGATTGAAAGATACATTGAAATTGCAACACCACCTAATTTTAAATTATTAATTATTGATGAAGCACAAGACTTAACACCATTACAATGGAAGTTTGTTTATAAGTTAGCAGAAGCAGCAGAACGAGTTTATGTTGCAGGAGATGATGACCAAGCAATTTATGAATGGAACGGTGCTTTAGTTAGAATATTTCAAGAGTTCCCAGGTCGTAAAGTTGTATTAAAATATTCTCATAGATTAAATAAACAAATACATTCTTTTGCAAAACTTATACGCAGTAAAATTAAAAACACAGAAGAGAAAGAATTTAACTGTGGTTTAGGAGAGGGTAATGTGATGTTGTTTAAAAAGTTTCAAGAAATACCTTTTCATTTATTTACTGGTAAATGGTATATTTTAGCTAGAATACGAGAATGTGTAAAAGAACTTACCGATGAAGCACAAAAGCTTGGTTTATATTACGAAAATGTAAAAGGTAAAAAATCTTTTGATATTTATCAATATAAAGCCATTAGACTATGGACAGATCTTATAGGTGGCAGAGCTATCAATAAAGAGGAAGCAGTGCTTTGTTATGAATATATACAAGAAATAGCTAGGGGTTATAGGAAGTTAGACTCAAAAGCATGGTTGGAAATAGATCCAAGTTATTTAATGGATTTTGAAACACTACAGGTAGTGGGTGGTTTAGAGACAACTAAAAAGAAAGAGCCTTGGTATGATGCTTTTAATAGGAAATTTAGTGATGCACAGAAAAGATACTTTTTTAAGATGGAGAAGTTAAATATTGATTTAAATACTAAGGCAAATATTATAATAGATACGATTCACCAGGTCAAAGGGGGTGAGGCAGAAAATGTTGTTTTATATGCAAAAACAAACTGGCCTTCGGACTTTGATGGTAAAAACTTAGATGCAAAATCAAATGAAGCAAGAGTTTGGTACACAGGCAGCACACGATCAAAAAAGAATTTGTTTCTACTTGGAACTACACACAAATATAGTTTCCCTTTAGCGCAAATATATAATACTTACATGGAGAACTTAAATGAGCAATAAAACATTTTTCAGACAAGTGGGTGGTAAACATTATAAAACTATGAAGATACAGCCATCCGTATTTATAAACGAAAATAATATTCCATTCGCTGAAGGTAATGCAATTAAATATATCTGTAGACATAAATTAAAAGGTAAGAAAGAAGATGTATTAAAAGCAATACATTATTTAGAAATGGTTTTAGAAAGGGACTACAGTGTTTAACATTAATAAAACAATTATTGGAGATATGGGACTATTTACCTGTATCTGTGTATATTATTTTTTACTTACATGAGTCATCAATTAAATTTTATATTTCAAAAGGGTGATTGGACTACACCAAAGTCTTTTCCGGATTTGTCTAATGAAAAATCTATAGCAATCGATTTAGAAACACGTGATCCAAATTTAAAAAGTTTAGGTTCAGGTTGGACAAGGAAAGACGGGGAGATTGTGGGGATTGCGGTAGCCACGCCAAATTTTAATGGATACTTTCCAATTGGTCATGATGTAGGTGGTAATATGGATCGTAACATGGTCCTTAATTGGTTTAAAGATGTTTGTAAGACACCTGGCAATAAAATATTTCACAATGCAAGTTATGATTTAGGTTGGATTAGATCATACGGATACCAGGTCAACGGTCAATTAATAGATACAATGATTGCAGCTGCAATCGTAGATGAGAATAAATTTTCATACAGCTTAAATAACTTAGCAAGAGATTATCTTGGTAAGATGAAAGCTGAAACAGAATTAAAAGAAAGAGCAGAAGAATGGGGATTAGACGCGAAAGCCGAGTTATGGAAGTTACCAGCTCAATATGTTGGATTTTACGCAGAACAAGATGCACAACTAACATTAGAGTTATGGCAAAGATTAGATTGGGAAATAAGAAGTCAATCTTTAGATGATATCTGGAAACTTGAAATGGGTTTAGTTCCGGAGGTAATAAAAATGCGAGAGCATGGAGTTAGAGTTGATTTAGATGGTGCAGAGAAACTTAAGAAGAAATTTATATTAAGAGAAAAAGAATTACTTAAAAAATTAAAAGATATGACATCCTTAGATGTAGATGTTTGGGCTGCAAGATCTGTTGCTCTAGCTTTTGATAGACTTGGTATAAAATATCCATTAACTGAAAAAACAGAAGAGCCAAGCTTTACTGCTAATTGGTTAGAAAATTGTAAAGAACCATTAGCAAAATTAATTAAAGAAATCAGAGAAGTAAATAAATTTTATAGCGCCTTTATTGATTCGATAATTAAACATGCTCACAAAGGTCGTATTCATGCAGAAATTAATCAATTAAGAGGAACAGGTGGAGGAACTGTTACTGGTCGATTATCTTATTCGTCACCCAATTTACAGCAAATACCAGCAAGAAATAAGGAATTAGGCCCCTTAATTAGGTCATTATTTCTGCCAGATGAAGGTTGTAAATGGGGATCTTTTGACTATTCACAGCAAGAACCTAGATTAGTAGTACACTTTGCTTCACTAATTGGAGAGGGTTATGCAGGCACACAAGAATTAATTAAAGCATATGAGCAAGAGGATGCTGACTTTCACCAAACGGTTGCTGAAATGGCAAATATACCAAGAGCACAAGCAAAAACAATAAATTTAGGATTATTTTATGGTATGGGCATAAATAAACTTTCTAGAGAATTAGGGATCTCATACGAGGATGCACAAAATATATTACAAGAATATAATAAAAGAGTTCCATTCGTTAAGAAGTTATCTGAAAAATGTATAGAAGTAGCTGATAAGGTTGGTTATGTTAGAACTTTAAAGGGCAGAAGATGTAGGTTTAATTTGTGGGAACCTATAACATTTGGATTACATAAGGCAATGACTGAACAAGATGCGGTATTACAATTTGGAAGAAAAGGAATTAGAAGAGCTATGACTTATAAATCTTTAAATAGATTAATCCAGGGCTCTGCTGCTGATCAAACAAAACAAGCAATGGTGGACTGCAGTATGAAAGGTCATAGACCGTTACTACAAATACATGATGAACTTTGTTTTAATATTGCAAAAGATGAAGATATTAAAGTAATTAAAGAATCAATGGAAAATTGTTGTAAGCTTACAGTGCCAAGTAAAGTAGATGTAGAGATAGGGAGCAACTGGGGTGATGCAAAATAAACCTGTTGATGAAAATTTAGAAGAATTAATAGAAGCAGTCAAAAAGAGAGGAGTAAAGTGTCAAATATGTGGTTATATTCCTCAGTATCGAGAGGAATTCCAATTAATATTAGTAAATGATAAACTTACTTGTAATAAATGTGAGGAAAAATGAAATTTGATGATATTAAAGCCAATGTAGGTATTTGTCCGGAGTGTCATCACTTCTCATCATTTATGGAAACTAAGAAAAAAAATATTTATACTTGTCACATCTGTCTCCAAAAAGTTGAACAATATGTTAATGGTAAAGTAATTTATAAGACTATTACTGTGCCTGGAATCGAAATATCAGAATAATTTAGAGCAAGAGATTGCTTAACTAAAAACATAATTTAGTTATTTTTTTTTGCTGCTTAAGAAGTTATATCAGAATATTCTTTTAATAACTCTTCTCTTGCAGCCATCGCAG